GTTGGAGTGTAAAAGTCCGATTCAAATAAGCACTCGCACTCGCACGAAAGCGCAGGGAGCGTGTGAGGTTGTAGCCAGATTCTCCCGCACCACCTAATAACATTTGCTGTATGGTCACGATACGTTTCCTGTGATTACGCAGACTGTGCCGCTAATAAATAGGATTGTAGCCACGCCTCTAGTCGCTAGTGTAACGGTAGCCTTGTCTGTATCCGTTCCTGCAATGTAGGCGGTTGTAATCGTACAAGTCACCGTGATGTCACCTGACGTATTATTGAAAAGAGAGACAATATCACCCGCTGCAAACGTGGCATCAGGAATAGTAACCGATCCGCCTGTGCCGATCTCAATATACTCTCCCACATCGCCCGTGACAAGGCTGTAGCTAGTGGTCTTTGCCGATCCTGATAATGGCACAGCACGAATCTTGCCGTTTGCGTCTGTTACTGTAGTAAATACGCCTGTAGACGGAGTCGTTGCGCCGATTGCTACAGCATCCAACGTACCGCCGTTAATATCAGCCGTAGCCAGCACAGCGCTATTAAGCGTTACCACACCCGTACTATCAGCGATAGAACCCGCTNNCGTACCGTCTTTGGCTTTAAGCGTTGGTTAACTCTAGGTTGTTAGCGTCTAGCGTTGTGGCGTTGACGGTGGTAATGTTTGCCGTTGTACCCGCCAAGCTAGTAAGGGTAACGACACCAGTAGCGTCCGCAATAGAACCTGCTGCAGTACCGTCTTTAGCTTTTAGGTTAGTAACCTCTAAGTTTGTTGCGTCTACGGTTGTGGCATTTACGGCTGTAGAGTTAACGGTAGTCAGCGTAAAGGTATCGCCTGATGTGCCTGTCTGCATATCCTTTAACTGAGCCATTAGCTCACGGATTGCATTGTTAATACCAGACGGGGCACAACCCTCGGCAATATCAATACCGTCAATATCAGTATTGTCACCGGGCGTTGCGCTAAATTCCGAGATTTTTGTGCGTGGCATATTTATTCCTTAAACTTTATTGTGGTACGTTGCCGTAATCTGTAAAGAATTCCTCTACCGGAGGCGTAGAGTATTGAACAGCTAATTGAGAAAGCCCTGACCAGAAACCCACGCTTGTAGGAGACATTTTACGCAATTCACGCAATTTAGACATCCCATTGGGACTAATAATAATATTAGAGATTGCCTCTGCATTTTTTGAGAACTGGCGTTCAGAAGCCCAATCAGCAACAAACTTTAAAGGTGCATCTAGTCTTAAACCTCCCGCCGCCTTACCCACCGTTTGAATTAAACCACCAGCCTGATTACCCATGTCTTTTAATACTTTTTGATTAAAAGCAGTATCAGAACCAATTTTTTTAACTCGTCCGGCAGCCTCAAGAACATTAGTTAAATCCACCAAAGCCGTGTACTGTTCTTTGCTTAATGCAGCTTGTAAAACTTTCTTGTCCTTTTCGTTTCCTAGCAACATATTGCGCCAAGTAGCACCAGCATCTACAGGCATATCTCTAGCGCCCGGAGTAACCCCGGAAGCCTTTTCCCACTTTTGTTGCAGCCATGCTCGGCTAACATCATTCCAAGCATCAGGATTGACCTTCTCTACTTGCTGACGAACATACCTAACGGATTGTGCAGAAGCGCCGTCAAACACTCGGCTAGCAAACTGACCTAGATTATCTGGGCTAATGCCAGTTAACGATAGTCCGGGGCGCTTTTCCATAAATCGGTTAATCGGCTCTGATAACGCCGTAAACGCCTCGTTTGCTTCTAAGTATTTGGGATTTTTTGCACCCATAGCATCAACCAATTCTTTTTGAAGTGATTGAATTTCGCCTTTAATTGTCTTATCCATTGAACCAACAGCTTCAGACTTGAGGGTTGCATCAATGGCAAACTTAGCTCTTTGTAAAGCTGGCAGCCTATCATCAAGAACCTTTTTAACAACGTCCTTACCATCAGCATCTTTTTCTGTTACTTCCCGATACATCAGGTCTTTAATGCGTGCCAACTCTTTCTTTTCGTCACCCTTAGCAATCTCTAGCATCTTGTCGATTTTAGACACAACGGGGCTAACGTCAACAGGTTTAGAAACTTCAAAAGCAGACTTATAGTATGGCTCTGCCAATTTATCACGTTGCCTCTCAAGGTCTACTAACCTATCTTTTAACGCTGATTGACCACGATAACCTGACGTCATTGGGTCGCTTACTTTACTGATAGAATCCAAGAATTCATCAACAGCTGGTTGTACTTGTTCTTGAAAACGTTTCTCGTAGAACTTACCCAACACATCGCTACTTTCAGGAATGTTTCCAAGTACCTTTTGCTGTGATTTAAGCGATGGCAGATTGGTTAATTCAGCAGGAGTTAATTGGATACCACGATCTTGTGAAAGTCTTTGTAATTTAGAAACGGCAGTAGGGTCTAAGCGACCAATGTCTTGCGCCGTTCGAGCGTTAAACATACCCAAACGACCAGTCGGAATTAGTTGAGTAGCAGCATCCAATAATCCGCTTGTGGCAGCTTGTGGAATGTCAATGGGGCGATCCTCACCCGACAGTAGACCCGCAACCTTTTGCCGAGCTACGTTAGCAAGCGCAGCAGAGCCGCCAGTAAGAGCGACACTTCCGGCAGCACCAGCAGGGCCACCAAGCATCATAGGCGCTGTGGCAATGCCTGTGGCAATACTTGGAATAGCCTCAAGCACATCAGGCGTATTGTATGCAATAGAGGTCTTTGGTGCTTTTAGGATGCCCGGCACTTCAGCATAAAACTTACCGTCATCAGCCTCGTACACAATATCGTTTCCGACAATGCGATAACGATTTTCAGGAATACCACGAGCCTTTGCAAACTCTTTAATAGCCGCTTTTTTGTCTGTCTGCGCGCCCGCCACTAATGCAGCGTTTGGTGTCGCACCCATCTCAGCGATTGACTCAAAGGGCAATTTATCTTGCTGAACCTTAACCCTTGGTGCATACAAGGATGGAGTATAAGCAGCCCGTGGCGCGACAGGAGGCGCGGCTACCGTAGGTGCTAAAGGCGTAACCGTAGGCGCTATAGGTGCGGCAGGATGCGCTACAGGAGCAACAGTAGGCGCAGTAGGAGCGAGTAATGACGGAGGTTGTGGCGCTGCCTGTGGTGCGGCAGGAGATGGAGGCGCGGGTTGTGGGGCAGCCTGTTGACCTCCTGTTAACTTTTGGATGGCAGAAACAATTTGCGCATCTGTCATGCTATCTGGAAATTCAACTTCTCCAATATTTGGAATTTCAATAATTCTTGCCATTATTGAATATCCTCTAGTTGCATAGTCGTTGGATTAAATCGCTGTCTGCGTGTAGTCGTTCTTGCCGGAGGTGCTGCCGGAGGCGCTGAAGGTGGTGTAGATGAGCCACCTAAGTCTAAGCCTGAGTATGGGTTACGAATAACTTTATTTGGGTCTTCTTTGATTGAAGAAACCAAATTGCTATACAAGTTAACCGTGTATTCTGCTTGTGGAATTTTTGCCAATACGTTTTGTTTTGCCGAATAAAGCAAGTCATCACGCTGCGCTTGCGTTAATTGCTGACCAGTTTTTAATGTATTGATATAACCTTTAACGCGATCAGGCAGGCCAGCGGCAGCTTTCAACTTATCATATTCACCCTCGCGAACAGTTGAACCAGCATCAATCGTTTTATAAAAAGCAAACACCAAAGCAACGTCATTTGCTGGGGATGGGTTTGACGCATATCCCGTCATTTTTTTATAAGAAGTCGCAATTTCCCTATCATCTTTTGTTGCCGCCGCAAAATCGTTTGAAATAGCACGAACCTCTCTGGCTACGGCAGTAGGATCACTTGTATTAACACTTACACGGGGGACTGCATTTGCTCTACTTCTATCTGCTGCCGCAATAGCTTGCGCTCTTTGATCCGGCGTTAGCTTTGAAACGTCAGCAGTTCCAAACAAATTAAGCGCTTGGTTAGCCGCTTCACCCGTAAACGCTTGAACCTTACCCTGCAATTGCTCTGCAATTTTAAGGTATGCGGCTTGGTTTTTAGGATCAAGCAACGCCATCTTTTGCAATTGTGCAATACGTGCAGCCGTGTCTCCGCTTTGAGCGCCAGACATAGTACCCATCATTTCCTTTTGAATCTGCTGCTGTCGAGCCTGTTGCATTGCTTGACCAGATGCTTGTTGACCGGATACAACACCCTGCCCCAAAGCAGCACCTAGTGATGTGGGTGTAAGAGATGGTGCGCCAGACTGCAACAAACTTGCACCAAGCCCTAATAAACCAGCCTGCCTAGCTCTCTGCATCGGGTCTTCTTCATTACCAAATCCTAGCAAACCACTCATAAAATCAGCCATAATTGCCTCACAATAAAGATTGCGGACGTTTCCGCATCTGTTGCATTTGTTGCAGCTTCATCAATTCCTCGTAAGGCATCAAAATATTAACCGCCTGACCCTTGCGTATTTGTGGTGCAGGGGCTTGCGCTTGCGGCTTTTGCTGCTGCATTTTCATTGCCTGTTGCATCATAGAGTAGGGGTTTTGAGTGCCTTGACTTGCCTTTTGTGTAGCAAGCAAATTCATAATATCTTCTTGTGACATATTTTGAATCTGCGTCATATCCGGCGTTCCGTCCGGGTTAAACATTCCCGACATAATCTACCCCAAGAGTCCGAGTAATCCAGCACCAGCACCAATACCTGCGCCAAGCACCCCGTAGTCCTTACCGCCCAATGCACCACCCAACGATGCACCACCAAGGATATTAGCGCCTTGATTGCGATAAATAGGCTGTGAGGTTTGTTGTCCCATCGGCGCTCCGTATGCAGCAGACAGAAAACTCTGTAACTTTTGCGCTGGTAGATTCTGCTGAAAATTATAGCGTTGCATTTCGTCAGCGAGTGCGGCTTGTTGATAGCTTTCCTGCGCCTGACCAACTTGATACAGCTTATCAATGTCCCCGTAATCAGCCTGAGCCAATGCAGGCCCCATACTGGCGGCTTGCAATTGTCTTGCGTAATCAGACCCATAAAGGTTTCCGATATTGCCCATTGCCGCCTCTTGTCTTGCACGTTCAGCATCGTAATTCTGATAGGCTAACTTACCCGCCGTGTCGGTCAAGGCAGTTGCAAACGTACCAGCAGCACGGTCTTGTAATTGTCCCATTGCACCAGAGCCGTATCGACCTGCCTTGCTTGCGTTTGATGTCACCTGCTGCATTTGATCTTGGAATTGCTGACCCGCAGCGTTAGCCGCAGATTGAAATGCGCCGCCAAAGAAAGGATTGCCGCCAAGATACTGACCGCTTGCCGTGCCCTGCATTTGCTGAATAGCAGGGTTAAATGTGCCCTGCATAGCGCCCACAGTTTCTTGAGATTGCGGCAATAGCGGGTTTCCACCTACGGCACGATTAGCGCCATATTGCAACGCCTGTTGTGTGGGGTCGGATGGGGCAACATAACCCTGACCCGGAAAATACCCGGGAGTACCAGTATTCTGATACAGCTTCTGCGCCTCACTCAGTCCATAAGAGATATACGGCTGCATTGCTGGGTCAATACTCTGCGTAACAACCTGAGTACTAGGTTGGCTTGATCCACTCATCTTAACTCCTTCACCCATGTACGGGGAACAAAACCTAATTGTTTAGCAACCTTTACCCAACCCACTCGATTAGTATCAAAGGTTAATTTTTTTGCACCAAACTCACGCGCTAATGTTTCAATATGCGCCACACCATCCTCTAGCAAGTTTGGAGCAATAGCCCAAGCGCACCAGATATGACAAGTATCGCCATTCTTCTCTAAGATAAAAAAACCTTCTTTGGTATCGTTATCAGCCAAAACCAACCATAAAAACGCTTTACCAATTCCGAGATTTACATATACATCTTCCGGTATATACGGCTCTGGAGACTTCTTCAGGATGCGGGATAACCCGAACCTGATAAAGTCCCAGTTTTCTCTAACCATCTCAGGAGTCTGATATATGTATTTCATCCGACCAACACATAAGCGTAAGTTTTATCAGCCGTACTATTCGCCCAATGCGTAATAGTTGCCTGACCATTTTGCTGCGCCGTAACAATTGCGTTGCTATATGCTTGTGGTGAAATATAAGACATAGTGACAATTGCTGCGGGAATTGCTGGTCTAGGGATTAAAGCGTCCGGCGCAAAGTTTTCAAGCGACACGCCAGTATCCGAAACCGCCCCGGCAACCTCTACGTAATCATTTGCATCCAAATCTAAAAATATGTTTATTGTACCAATAAGGTGACTAGGATCACCCGAGCTTTTTCTAGGCGGCAATCCAAATCGGCTACCCGATGCGGATACATCCGTACCGTTTACTCTAATCCACACATCGGCGTGTTGACCGTCATTTGTAGTGTTTTGCAATTGCAGGGAAAACTGTATGTTGTAAACGCCTGCGTTACGAACATTCAACCTAGTGTCATCAGACAAATAGATGCCATTGCTAAACTCGGTCGAATCCCAAACCACAACAGCAGAAACCCCGATGCTTGGAGCTAGCTGATCCGCATTATTGCTAAATGAGCCATAAGGCGCGGTATCCTCATACGCAGCGGTTGAAAAAGGAATAAGGATGATCTTTGTATCACGGCTGATGCGTTCGTCATACAAAGTAGTCGTAATTGCGTTGCCTGTAGCTAAAGTAATTAACCCCGTATTATTTGTCTTGCCGTTCATAATCCCGTTGACAATTTCCGCCACATTTCGTGGGTCATTGCCAAACGGGGGTAATGTACGAAACATCATCTTGCACCTAATGGAGTAACGTCTACGTCAACAGCTACCAAGTGCTTCCATTGATCGCCAGAAGGGACAACCTTAAGCCTGTGGTATCTGCCTACGGAACGCAGAGAAACCCTGTTCTCAGCCGTTGCAGGAACGACATTGCCGAACAATACTTCTGAGTCAAGGCGCATACGAGAAAAGGCTGCTACGCTAGCCGAGCCATTATCCACTTGGGGACGGGCTAGCTTAACGATAGATTGCGGTCCTGCCTCAAAATCACCTGTTCTAATTTCAGCCTCCATTGGAGCGCCCGTATACGTTACTATTTTAGCCCCATCTACTCCGGCTAGTAGAATTTTACCACCCGCCCACAGTCTTGCATCCAAACTACTTGTAAGCGAGTCCATCGTACCGTAGGCATCTAAGCCCTCAAGGGTAATAGAGGCGGTTGCGGCTGTCGCAATATAGTCAGCCGATGTTTCTGCCCTCGCCCACTTCTTAGTCTGAAAGTTGTAAACCAGCAAAGATTTACGGGAAAAAGTATTGGAATAAGACCAAATAATCAGACTGTTAATAGGGTCAACAGCCGCACTCATCTCGCTAATTAAGCTAGGGTTAGCATCGTTAAAAAAGAAACGGTTAACCTTTTCTGAGCCAATCGGGATAATGTTCTGACCGTCACAAGCATAGAATCCATCATCTGATAGAAAGTATGTCAGGCTGCCAAACTGGACAATAGACCGAGGCTCATAACAACCTAGCGATCTGGAAATAGTATCGAACTGGAAAAACAAAGGTGAGCCAATGTACGACATTCTGGAGATAGAACGTTCAGACAAGATTAGCCCAAACTCTCCGCCAGTAATGCCCTGTATGTCCCCACCGTCCGGTATATCCTGAAAGTCCGATTGCGAGGCTACACCAGAAGTCCAATCAGTCTCATCGTTAATGTCAGACCAATACACTCGGTTTGTATTAGTAGCGTCACGCGCAGCCACCACAAAGTCTCGCACTACCGTTACAAATGACGCACTCGGCGCATCCGCAGACAGATCATCAAAGTTAGTAGATACGCCTGTTTCCCACGCCTGTAGCTTATTTTGCCCGTTAGCTGCAATAATGACGTTGCCGAACTGTGTGAACTTCCATAAAGACGTAGACGTGTAATCAGTTGGCATACTCATTACCAACTTAGACACATCATCCATAGACGCATCAGACGAGTCAAACCTATACAGCTTAGTAGCACTACCAGCAAACAAAACGGTAGCCCCACTAAACTTACCCGTAAACACGGTTAACAAGTTTTGCGATGCGTCAGCAGATAAATTCACCTCGGATGAGAACGGACCGTAACCTATACCCATCGGCACAACATTTTTAGCCTCAGTCAGCGCACCAGACAATCCGGGCTGATCTGGCAACCACTCGCCTAATACTATCCGTTTCTCAGCCATGTGTTATTTCCTTGTGCCACCGGAATCCAAGCATTAGACCCCGCTGGTATATCTGTCCATGTGTTAGAGCCTTCTGGCTCATCCGTCCAATTCTCGCCTAAACGCTCACCAAGCGCATAAACGGATGCGGTAGCAGTAACACTACCCAAGCCTCTCAAAATCCTTCCAGCGGTTGCTGTAGCCGTTGCTCTGGCGATTATGCTGGCACTTGATTGATACTCAACCCCACCTAGCGCAATTGCCGTAGCGTTAGCAGATACAGAAGCAGAATCAAGCCTGACCCTGATATCATCAGCCGATACCGTAGCGTCTGCCGTAATAGATGCCGCTGTGGTGCGAATCCTGATTGAGTCACTAGATGCGCTTGCCGTTGCCGTTACGCTTGCCTCNGCACCTAGTATCCTATTGGCTACAGACCGTAACACTAGCATTAGCAGATGCGCTTGCAGCACCATCAAAAATACAAGTGTCTGCGGATTCCCAAATAGGGCTATCGAGCGAAAACGCTAGCGTATCTAAGTTGCCACCAAACAGGTCTAGCTGTTCTAGGCTGTATGGACCGCAAACGTCAGCCATGATTAAGCCAATGTAACCGTCAGGTTGCCAGTAGCAATCTTAAATACGTCACCTGTCTCAATGTTTTTGCTAGCCGTAAGTGCGCCGTGATACATCAAGTTACCCGTGGTCAGCGCATCAAACACGCCAAAGTGTGTAACCGTTCCCCAGTTGCCCGTAGCCTGTGGGAATTGCAAATCAGCGTCCGTAGATGCCGCACCGTTTGAAGGTGATGCAAATGTAGCCGATTGTCTTGCATATGCATTGCCAGATACTTCTGTACCTGAACCCGCATCTGTTGGGTCAGACGTAAACAGACCAACATAAACTGTCGTTGGGGCTGTGTAGGTTGTGGCGCGTAAAGTGCCGTTAATCAGCGCATTTTCTAAGTAGTTTGAGAAAGCAGCCATTATTACCTCGATGTAAGTTTCATTGCCAAAGGAACGCCGCTATATTGCGCCTGTTCGTCACTTGTTGTAATCGCATCCACGCCCTTCTGGTACATACCCGCCCATAATTGTATTCGCTGATCGTTCATCAGATACGGCTCTGCCTCAACGAGTGAGCCATACAGCAACAGGTCAGGGCAGACAGCAAGATACACATTGCTAGTATTTGTGTCCGACAAGAACTCAGGCGCAGCGTAATACAGTATCTCTAGCGTGTATGTGGTGTCAGGAATAGGCGCAAATTTAAACTCTGTAGCNAGAATGGTGTANTCAATTGGATACCCCGATTCAGTTACCCNAGCATTGCGGGAAAATACAGAGGGTGACATATAGCTAATGGGNCGCACCGGATTAGCNACTACGATTAAATCACGCACCTCNAAAAANTCAGACGGCAATGCCACAGTAGCATCGCCGCCCGTTGTTTGTGTCGTNGCAGACTTTAACATCTGTCGGATACGCAANTCTCTGCGTANCCTAGTCTCTGCCAAACGGATAAAGTCTGGNATNTGACTTGTNANGTCAGTCCTCGCTAGGTAATTGGCTATCGTTGTCTGTAGCCCTGCGTAAGTTGTTATTGCCATATTGAATATCATCCCATCCGAATTCTTTGATCCCGATGTGCTTAATCAACGGGGACAGATCATGGTCAACAAATGT